TTTATGTCTGCTTCGTAATAACTTCTCATTGTCTTCAGTATTTGGTTTGGATTCAACATCTTTTTTATCCTTAAAAATTCTATCCCAGTTAGAGTCAAATTTGTTTTTGTTTACTTGGCGGGGGGACGAACCCTTCCCGCCGTGCCATGCACTCATACTATATCTCGCAGTTGTTACCAGTGCAAGCTAAAGTTTGTGAGCCTTCGGTCATATCACTCTCTTCTGTGATGTCCCAAGACATTTCAGTTGGGAAGTTAGCGGCCATTTCTGTATATTCTTCTTTACTGATAGGCTCATACGGTGCTTGTTGATACGTATGCTCAGAGTATGGTAAGAAAGAAATACCGCTAATCTTGTCAAACTTATTATATAGCCACTGGCCTACTTCAAGAAACTCTTCGTCACGATAATAACAAGTCATCGAAGGCTTATGTTCGCACCAAAAGTCTTGGTAGATTTCCCATAGTTCTAACTGCTCCATAGCACCCATCTCAGAGGCCACCACAGCCTTGTCAGGAGACTTAATCGGGAAACTAAATACCTTGGTACTGGGCGACATAACGTCGTCTTCTACGGGTATTCCTGAGGCTTCGAGGACGGTACAGAGTGGGTCTCTTGCATCTGCTCGAACTCGTCTAATGTATTGAGATGAATATCTAGGGTGGATTCCACTCGCACTATCAACAAGTTGACTAACAGTCCCGCTAGGCTTGACAGCAGTAATAGCGGTAGAAGGATTAATGCCAAGTTTTTTAGCCCACTCAGCATTAGTTTTAACTGCTTCTTCACGTAACTCTGTGAGCCATGTTTTAAGTACACCCTTATCTCTCCTTCCCGACAGCGTTAGATGATCCATAATACCTGTCAAGCTAACGCCTAACAAGGCCTCTTCTTCTGTGTTGTTCTGCCACACCTTCCTCAAGTATCTAAAGTTGGTAAGGGTAGCTTGTAAAGTTCCAAGGATAGTCGCAACACGTACTTTCCGTTTGAGGTCTGAGAGACTATCGGACGACCTGACAACAACCTCTGATAGATTACAGAATTGGTAGGGTCGAAGGATAATTTCGGAGCATGGATTAGTTCCAAAGTCATAGGTAGCATCTCGTCGCTCGTTTTTTGCAGCTTGTTTTTGACTTGCAACCCTAGAGAACATTCCTCGTTCCCCAGACCTTGACTCGTATAAACTTTTCCACTCATTTAAAAATGCCTCAAAATCTGGTTTCTCTGTGTAACATGCGCTGTTATTGGCTAGTCCTCGCTGAGGATTGTCTTGCCACCATTGGCCTGACTTAGCTCTTCGGATTCTGTCGTCAGTGAGATTAGATAAACTGATGAGAGCGCTTCGCCTGACTCCTCCCACGACGACGATCTGTGCAATCTTACAGCAGAGATCATGACATTCGATGGAGCTAAGTTTGCGTCCAGCAGCTTCCCGAAAGATCTCAGTGGTGAACTTAAACAAATCGACAAGAGGTTCTGGACCACTTGCTCTACCGCCGAATGTTTTAAGGGCTGCCCCTGCAGGTCGTACTCCAGATACGTCCCACTTTGGAAGTTGGCCCGAATAGAGCAGGCTAACAAGTTCCCTGTAAGCTTTAGCCCAGCCAATCTTACTATCGGCGACATGTATAACGGTGTCTGTGTCATGGAATTCTTCTGCTACCTCCGGTAGTTTGCTAATGTATTGGCGCTCGACACTAAAGCCTACTCCTGTGCCGCACATCAACACGTACATCATTTCATCAAAAGCTTTAGGATGGTCAATCGGCAAATAACTGCAATTGAATCCTGCTACATTGTCACGGTCCAGTGCTTCACCAGCAGTCATCAAAGCTCTCATGCTGGGCATCACGTTCATGTCGTGAATGTCTGCAAAGATACCGTTAGCGTCTTCTAGAGTAAGTTTGCCCTTCTCTACCCAAAAGTTTAAATACCTGTCTATTGTTTCTTCCCAAGTTTCACGTCGCTGTTCCTCTGGCAGGTAACGAGCGTACCGTGACTTATGGATGTACTGTTGATATAAGTCCATTACTCTTCCTTAAAGTTAATGTTTTGTTTCTTTCGTTTTGGGGGTGTCGCTCCTTTTTGCTTAAACTTTTTCTTGCGAAGAAATTTATTAGAGCGTTCTTGTTTCCTGTCGATCATAGTCCTTCTTCTTTATAGTCCTGATTGATCCATTCATCTGGCAGCGATTCTTCACTAAACCATCTGAATCCTTTTGAGCTTGCCCACTCTGCGTGAGATCTTTTAGTTCCGTCTGTGCGTCTTTTTGCTTGAGGCATTGGCGCATTAGGATCAGAAAACAAAAAGACTAGCTCGTAGTTTTCGGGCAGCGACTTATCTATCCAAACGTATTTGGTATATTCAGGCGCATCCCAGAAGCGTCCTTTGGCTTCAAGAAGTATTGTTTTACCGTCTATTTCTTTAACGAAGTCTGCATGATAAGTGTGTTCTACAACGTAGTCAACCTTTTTTGTGTGGATGTCCCACTCAGACAATGGGCCAGAATGTAGTTTATATTCCCAATGAGAGTCGTAGCCAACCGTTACGTCCTTTTCTCTGGGTCTAACAACTCTTTTTTTGCGGTATCCTTTTCGAATGTTTGGCGCTTTACTCAATGTACTATTGCTCCTCTGCGTTCTATTTCTAACTCTAGAGCAGCCTGAAGGTCGTATAGCGCTTCATCTTCTACAGTATTAACGTCATTACCACTTGTAAAGTGTGCAGCAAAACCAAGAATAATTATTTCAAGCGGGACTAAAAATCCCTGTTGATCATTTTCCATGTCTGCATCTCAGTCTTAATATCTTCTAGAGTGTATGTATTAATAGGTCTTTCAGGCTGTCGAGCAACCAAACCCTTTAGCTTTTTGCGCACCCACCGTGGAGAAAAGGTGCTAAGAAAAAACTTGCTGTTGGCTAAAACATGCGTCTGATCAGGGAGAAGTTCTTTGTAATTATCTAAAGTGATCTTCTTGGCTTCTTCTTCAGAGACTAATGTCTTTAGCCAATCAACAAGAATAGGTCCAACTTGTTTGTTGATTTGCTTTATTTTCTTTCTGTTCATAAAAGAATCTCTTCAACTCTTGGCTCTACCGCAACTTCAGTAAAGTATACGGGACCGTTAGAATATCTAAATGCTCTAAGTCCATCACCGTCGTTTGCATCTGAGTAGCATTCAAACTTGTACGGACAGTATGCACAACCAGAAGGTAGTTTCATATTACCTTTTTTACCTTCAGGTATAGGAGCATAGCACCTTTCAGGTGGCGTGTCAACGGCAATTGCTGCCTTGACCTTTTCGATTTTTTCTTTTACGTTTGGCTTCTCTAGGTCGTCGGGCCGAAACAAACATAACTCGCCACTCTCTTTGTTGATAACAAGAAAGCCGCCTTCTTTTGTTTGTTCAGCAGTTTCATACCCAGACAACTGTGCAAGATACCCAAAGGGATCGTTGTTGACCAGTGAGCCATCTTTAAACTTATTGAAAGAAAACTTTGAAGCTGTTTTAACGTCTACAACTTGACCGTCTATCTTGCAGTCCATATGGCCCAGTATACCATCTACGTTCACTTCTTTTTGTTCTGAAGTAACTTTATGGCCTGCCATTCGGACTAACATCAAAACTATTTCTTCTAGGATATGTCCATAAAGAAACTTGATTTGTGTTGAGCCGCTAACGACATGAGGGTCTGAGGTGTTTTTGCTTTCGTACCACAGCTGTCGTAAAGGTCTTCCAATGTTAGACATCCGAAGTCTAAAACTGTTCTCAACTTCTCGTGGTTTTGACCAAGCAAGTATGCTTTCTTTCATACGCGAAAGAGTTAAGTCTAGTTCTTCTTCAGAAATATTTAATGCTTCTCCAGATGAAAGACCTTCGAGGCTAGAATATATATCCTGTATTAAAGTATCTAATGTTTTCATTCTTTATGTGCCACCCACGATAGTTTACGATCATCTGGATTATAGGCTAAAAAAACAACGCCAAGCTGTTTCTGCTCTTCTGTCCTATAATCTTTGCTTCTCGACACGTTATCTCGATAATCTTTTCTTTTAGTTTTTACATCTATAAGAATTGTTTTGCCATCTTTAAATGCTATCATATCTATAGGCCCAGTGCTACCAGAGTTTACAAAAACTTCATAGCCGTGATCCCATAACCAAGTTACGGCATAAAACTCTGCAAAGTCCCCTTTCCTACTAGGACTTTCTTTGATGGGTGTAATTCTAGATCCGTCGTCATTAAGATTTACTGTGTGTGTCATTAGTGTGTATCAGCCCAGCTTGTACCAACGCTGTACTCTCCTGTTAGTTCACATTTTAAGTAAAAGTCTTTACCGGCTTGTTCAATTGCGGCAACACCTAACTCACCTACTTT